GCATAATGTGTATTAGATGTGTTAATGGGAACAAACCATTCTTTGCCGTTTATCGTGGCTTTAATACACATTACGCTTCCATCTTCGTTTTCTATGTATTTAGCTGAAGTAATATTCATTTTTATAACTCCGCAGACACTTCAATAGATTGACCAGAACTAGTTTGCACTCTGCCAGCATCTCGTCCTGCTGTATGTGTATAACTCAATGCTATTAAAAAATTTTTTCTCGTACCAACAACACTGCTAACGCTTCTGTCTCCATTAGTTAAACCATTAATTGAATGGTTTAAACTTGACGAAGTTACAGAGCCAGATGTTCTCATTTCAACTGGGTGAGTTGCAAAAACATGAATTATGTTAGCACCACCTGAACCAGCAATACAATGAAATCTATTTTCACCATCATCTTTATATTGGTAGTAATAACGCTGACATTTTGCAAGGGTAGTGCTAAAGTCCTCATGTTCAAACGGCGTTGCTGTTTGACCAGCTTCCAACTTTACATCAGATAAATAAAGAAACTCACCAGCCGATGTAGTTGTTACATCTGACCAGATAAATACAATAATGTTCTTTGCACTCGCTGTATCAACAGAAGCGGTGACAGAATATGTTGCATATGAGGTTGTTAGATTCAAATTGGCTGGCGTATTCTCATAGGTAAAATTAGTAGCCAATGTCGGGTTCGTACCCTCTACACCCCAAGCAGAAATCATATCAGCCGTTACTGTATCAGCCGTACCATCCCAAGCAATAATGGCGGCTTTTACATTGTCCAGATTTGTTGTCGCTGATACCTTCGCTTGAAACGAAAGCGTAACAGTTTCGCCAATAAGATTAACGCAGCTCTTCTGTTCAATGATTTGTGCAATGCCAAATTTTTTGTTAGCAGTTTCAACATCTAAAGCAATAGCAGTTTGCCTGTTTGTAGGCACAGTGGATGTTTCTTGCGTTACATCAACTACATCATTGCCATCAGAAAATAGCTTCCAACGGTCAAGCGTATAATCTGTGTCATCGTTAGACCCAGATGTAAACGAGGTGCCTCTTTGCGCTACAGCAAACTGACCGTTAATCAAAGCATTGGCACCTGTTAGGCCACCACCTGCTGCGCTACCAGCTAAGTCTGCAAAATCTCTTGCTCTGCTCATATTATTATCCTACTAAAAATCCAGTGAACTGTGACTGACTATGTAAAGTAATAGCGGTATCAGTATTATGACCACCCATTGGCGTCACAATATCGCCAGCGTTACATTGCAAAACACCACTAACATTCATAGATTCAAAATCCGAAGCGTTTTCTCCAGTAATTCCATGTAAAACACTACCGGGCTGATTCCAAGGTGCTGTTTGAGTAGCAGCATCAGTCCCTTTATATATCGCAGTTCTTATATATTGACTGCTACCTTGAGTAGCTACATCAATTCTAGGATTTAAAGAGAAAAAATATACTCCGTCTACAGGACAAACATAATTAAAATTAGTAGTGTTATAGCCCCCGCCAATATCAAATTGAACTGTATCGAATGGATATATTTGGTGGTCATTACCTTCTGTCAAACTAATATTTGCTGAACGAGTGATGTGAAAAGCTGGCCTAGCAGGTGTCAGAATACGCCCAGTGCTATCAATCGTCATAGCTGTAGTCGTGCCAGTAGCCTCTTTGATTGTACCAACGCCAAGCGCACCACCAATGTTACCACCAGCCGCTTTACTCAACACATCAGCAAGCTGAAACTTTTCATATATAACAATCTCAACTACGTTGCCAGCAGACAACGCAGACAGACCACCCACAGTGTTTGCAGTTGTAGTGTTGTAGTCGGTCCCAGCTACAAGTGTCACACCGTTGAGGCTTACATCAATGTCGGCGTTGGCAGCAAAGGACAAGCCAGCTATTTGTGCGGTGCCTATAGATGTCTCACTACCTGTAGCTGTATAGTAGTGTCTTGCACGGACAGCCTCGCTGTTAATCTTGGCTACATTAAAGATGTCGTAAACAATAATCTCTACAATGTCTCCTGCAGACAAAGCAGCAAGACTGCTAATTGTGTTCGTTGTACCTACACCATAGTCTGTGCCTTGTACAAGTAGAACACCATTAAGGTACACATCTAAAAATTCACCGTCAGTAAACTTTAGTGTTTTGCTATTGTCATCTGCACCAGACAGTGATGTTTCACCGCCAGTAGCAGTAAAGTGAAAGCGTTGTCTTACGCCTGAACCTGTTGGTGACTTACCTATATATGGCATTTATGACCACTCCTCTTTAGGCACAGTAGGCCATGTTTCTGATGAGGGAATAGATGTGCCGCTATTAGCCCTTTTACGAATTACTCTTAGAGCATTTCGATAAACACCAAAAGCTGAAACACAATCTGCTGTTAAACCTGAGTTTGGAATCTGTGTCCAATCAGTATCGTTCAAGAATCTTTGTGCTACTTGTTCGCTAGTAAACCCATCTGTTGTATAATTTGCCATTAGAAACCTTTGCATCCATAAATTGCGATTGTACCGAAAAGACTCTGTTTGTCTGAAGCCACATCATTGGTTGTGGCTGATTGATTATAACCTGTGCCTCTACCAAAAACCCTAAAAACTATATCTGTAGCACCGAATGTATCACCAACTACTTGTCTGCCTGAATACATTTCATTGAAAAAAAGATTTGCTACATTATCTCTAATTAGATTTCCTACACCCCACCAAGTAGTATCAATAGAAGAAGAAACAGGATTGGATATATTTATATAGCCTTCGTATGTATTTGCATGATTACCGTCATTATTGCCTATCAGTATAACACCATTATCAGAATGATAAGTTATATCAAAACTGCTTCCATCATGGCTTGAAAGCATAAATACACCTGTTTCACTTTCTTCTCCACCAGCGACTACTGTACCACTATTTCCAAATTGAAAACCAAAAACATTACTAGACAAAGAGTTTACAGGTGATTGAATTTTAAATTTTGCATAATACAATGTAAAATCTGATGAAAACGCATTAGCAAAATAAAACACATCTGCACCTGCACTGCCTGATGCTACAGATTTAGTCTCTATGTGGTGAAAACCATTGTTATTAAACTGGTCTACTAAATCACGTGCTTGTGTCATTATGGTTTCTCCGGCCACTTTACATCGTCAAGAGATGTGGCGGTCTTTGTTATATCTCTTAATGATTGACGGTAGGTTTTCATACTGTCCGTCATAGCTACGTCAGAAAACCCAAAGTAATCTGTTTCAGCTAACAAAAGGTTTCGCTCTTCACGCAACGCTTCTAAATCACGCTCTGCTTTACCTTCAGCCCACGCCTTTTCTTCTGCATCTCTAGCAGCTTCTTGCTCCTTGGTGTAGGGAACTTTTTTACCTCTTATTAAAGTATATCTTGTCATGCCTTATCCCTTTGAAACACCGAATACACTAACATTTGCCTTATCTATATTGTTGCTAGACATATAGAGATGAATACCTTCGGGTTGTGTTGATACGATGTCATATCTTAAAACTCCAGTTGCCATTTCCTCACTTGGGACTTGACCATTGTTAACTCTCATACCTCGTGAATAAACCATTGATTGGTAGTCGCTATTTCCAACATGAGGTAGCCAAATATCAATATGAAAAAATGTGCCAGTTTCATTACTAGTGGCAGCCCCAATTGCCCTAACTAACGGAAAATGGTTAGTGAGAGTTGTACTACCATTATTTATTGTTCTCCTAAAATGGCTTGAAGTAGTTATATCTGCCTCAGAAGAATCTATAAATCTAAAACGCAAATCATTACCATCTGCTGTTGGCAGTATACGACCTTTAACAACGTATCGGTTATATGTAGTGTTGAACACATCTGAGCCAAATTTTAAACCTGTAACTGCGGATGTAACTTCTTGTGTCTCTAAATGAACTAAACCTTCGCTACCTGCACCACTTACCGTACCAGTAAAGGCAAAGGTATCAGCAAGATTAATGCTTTCAGATTGTATTTTAGAAAGTGCCATCACTACCTCTTATGAGTATGGGCTATCACCAAGCACACTTGTATCCCAAGCCGCTTTTAATTTTGCAATCGTGTCTGCATCTGTAATTGCTTTTGCAGCAGGTGCATCACGCAATGCTTTTTTCTTAGCTACAGAAGCAGTCTTTGCATCTGCATCGTCAGCTTCAAGAGCCTTCATATATACTACATCTTCTGCATCAAGCAGAGGTTGACGTACCTCACGAATTTTATCTTTAAAAATTTCTTTTGCCTTGGCTAGGTCTTCTGTAATTACTTTTCCAGATAATGACCATGCACCACGAAACTCTCTATTGGCAGGAACAGTAGCAGTTGAGGCATCAATCTGATTACCGTCCTTGTCAACAATATATGTTGTTACAGCCATGATTTACTCCTTATGCTGCTAGTTCTAAATCATCAGAAATACGCCATGCGTTGCGCCATTTCCGTGTTTGTGGTAACTGTTCCTTTTTACAAATTACCATCTTGGGCTTGTTGCCCTCATCCCAAGTCTGCCATACAGACTGTGGCATGTCCTTTTGAATTAGATATTCAATAGCTTCTTCTTCTGTCATCGCTGGCATTGGTTCTGTCTCATGCAACAGATAACCACGAGTGTGCTTCTTGAAGTCGGGTTGTGCTTCGTCTTTTGCCAGTTCCCAGTATACCCACACAGGTGGCAAAATACCGCCCTGCAATGCACACGCCATCCAGTTAGGGTCTGGCACAAGTATCTTGGCGCACTCATCAATGCTGTCCTCATAGACCACACGATAGTCTGACTGATGACCCTCTAGGTTTTCTTTTGCCCAGCACAGACGGTCAAACAGGTGTGTGCCTTGAAACTCTGGTGTCTGCATTATGCTAGGTCTCCGTGAAATGTTAGATTGTGCCACTCCAAATCTCTTGCTGCAGCAGCTAAAGTGTTAACATCAACCTGCCTTTGACTTGATGTAGGCGTACCTTTTCCACTAATAATTCTAGCACCACCACCTGTGTCTTCTTGTCCAAAA